TCCATGACCTTTTTCGTTGTCATAAAGAAACTCTTTCTTTACATACACATCTATGTGTGGTATGTTGACAGTTAAATATGCCATTCTTAAATCTCTGGATAGTTAATTAAATCACCTTGTCCTGTGTATGTTAACGCAGGGTCAAGGTCACTACATCTTATTATAATTTTATAATGTGGAGTTTCAACTTTATCAACTGACCAAAAATCTATATTAGGGTCAAACATTAATAGACTACCCATTTTATTTGATATAACTGCATGTTGAAAACGATATACACCGCCAGTAGTCTTATTTAGTGGAATGTGAATGTCTAGTCTGTTCCATTCTTTTTCATTATGCCATGGAACATGCATATCACCGTGTTGTTTTCTTATTTGTATATATTTTAACTGTACGCCATTCTTAGTAGGTGCATATAAATTTAAATATTCATGTAGTCCTATAATTGCGTCAGAAATATGTTGTGTTTTATCATCATACTTTTCAGGTAAATCATGCGAACTTATATATTCAAATCCAAATTTATCTATCTTTATTAAATCTTTGTTTTCTTCAAAAGCGTCTATCAACGCTTGTCTTTTTTCTTGCGTGTCTATTAAACTTATTTGTTTTGATATTATCATATTGCACAACTTTCACAGTATTCTTCATAAGCTTCATCACTTTGAAACTCATTTCTTGTTTTTAATTCTTGTTCTGGACCACCAATACTGTGTTGTGGTTCATCACTATCACTTTTACTATCATATGTATTTTGATAATAACTTGTTTTCCATCCTAATTTATATGTAGTCAACAAATCTTTTGCCATTACAGAAATAGGCACTTCATTACCTTCAAACTGTTCTGGATTATAAGACCAGTTACCTGATATTGCTTGGTCAAAGTATTTCTGCATTACTGCAACGACATTGATATAACCTTCGTTGCCTTGCATATCCCAAAGTAGGGTATAGAAGTTTTTGATATTAGGATATCCTGGTACTATTTGTTTGAGTGGACCTTTTTTACTTTTCTTAATAGACAAGTAGTCTCTTGGCGGTTCAATACCATTTGTTTCATTTGACACCACAGACGAACTTTCACTAGGCATTTGTGCTGACAATGTTGAGTGACGTAATCCGTGTTCTTTGATATCCTTTCTAAGAGCAGACCAATCATAACTCAGCTTTCTTTTGACAATAGTATCAACATCTTTCTTATAAGTGTCAATAGGTAGTATACCATCTGAATATTTAGTTTTATTAAAATATTCACATGGTCCTTTCTCTTTGGCAATCTCATTGGATGCTTTGAGTAGATAGTATTGAAATGCCTCAGTAAACTCGTCCACCATTCTCCAGGCGTCTTTTGAAGCATAAGAAACCTTGTTTTTTGCTAAGAAATGAGCAAGACCAATATAACCAATACCTAATGAACGTCTTGCTTTTGTACTTCTTTCTGCCGCTAAAACAGGATAATTTTGATGGTCAATAATTTCTTCTAACCCTCTTACAGATAAATCACAAAGGTTTTCTAATTCTTCTTTATCATTGATTGCACCCATATTAATAGCAGATAGAATACACAATGCAATCTCACCTGCACCATCTATATGTTCAATAGGGTCTGTTGGTAATGTAATCTCTTGGCATAGATTAGACATGTTTACTTTATCTTTAAAAGATGAATGAGAATTAGCATGGTCAATATTCATAATATAGATACGACCTGTTTCTGCTCTTTCTTTTAAGATTGCACCAAATAACTCTTGTGCCTTTACTTTATGTTTCTTCACACTTGTTTTTCTTTCGTACATCATATACATTTCATCAAACTCATCTGTACCAAATGCGTCATATAAACCTGGTACTTCGTGTGGAGAAAATAAACTTATATCTTCGTTGTTAATAAATCTTTCGTAAAATAGTTTTGATATTTGTATAGAGTAATCTAACTTTCTAACTCTATTATCTTCCGTACCTTTATTGTTTTTTAAAACAAGTATATCTTCTATTTCTTGGTGCCAGATAGGAAAGTGTACAGTCGCTGACCCTCCTCTAACACCATTTTGTGTACAACACTTGACCGTTGCTTCAAACTTTTTAAGGAATGGGACAACGCCGGTGTGTTGAACTTCGCCGCCACGGATACGACTATTAATTCCCCTAATTCTGCCAGCATTGATACCAATGCCAGCCCTTTGAGCGACATAACGCCCAATAGCCATATCGCTAGAGAAGATACTAGGAAGAGTATCATTAACGTCCACAAGGACACAACTAGCATACTGGCGGATAGGAGTCCTAACGCCTGCCATAACCGGTGTAGGAATATTGATAAGGTGGGTTGATATTGCGTTATAATATTTTTTAACATAATTCATCCTTTTTTCTTTTGAGTAATTTCTGAATAATGTAGCACTAATCATCATATACATGAATTGTGGTGTTTCAAAGATATCACCTGAACTTCTATCTTGTACAAGGTACTTGTCAATCACTTGTCTCATACCTGCATATGAGAATAGGTAATCTCTTTCATGTTTGAGTAAACCATTCATCTGGTCAACTTCTTCTTTACTATACCATTTTAAAATATCAGGATCATATACACCTTGTTCTATACATGTTTCAATATGTTTTTGTAAGTGTGGTAGTTCCCATAGTCTATGGTATAAAGATTTTCTTAAACTGAATAGTAATAGTCTAGCAGCAACGTATTGATAATTAGGGTTTTCTAATGTAATTAAATCACTAGCAGACTTAATTAAAATTTGTTGTATATCATCTGTAGTAATACCATCTGTAAATTGTATACCACTATTCATTTCTACTAAACTCTCAGACACACCTGCTAAGTCTTTACAGGCATAACCTACCATAGAGTGTATTTTTTCTAAGTTAAGAGGTTCTGTCCCTCTACCATTTCTTTTTTTGACGTTAATTTGGGACAATCTATACCTCTTTCCAGTTATTAAGTTGTTGTTGTGCTGATAAGTTTGAAAATGTATTACTACTTATAATCTTTTCTATCTCAGGAGCAGAAATATTTTCACATATTAAATCGTTTATATCCTTAACTTTTATATTTTTCGGCCATATAAACACTTGATAATTCTTCTCAATCATTTTTTTCATTTTTTTTATTATTTCTATACTTCTTGGTTCATTGTCAAAGATATACACAGCCTTGTTCTTTAACTGTTTCATTTCTAAATCACTACCTGCAACTGCAATGGCATTTTTTAAAAACATACTATCTATTGGACCTTCTACAATCTTTACTTGTTCGTTCATATTCAATCTATCTAATCCATATACACGTCTTTTGTTTACATCTAGTTTAATAGTTATGTACTTAGGTTCTTCAATGCCAAAGGCACGTCCTTGAAAAGCAAAGACATTACCTTTGACATCATAGAAAGGGATAACTACTCTTGGATGGTCGTTCTTTATGGTTGGAAACTTATTTGGTATTAATGTATTAACCCATGTCATAAACTTATGACAGAAATAAAATTTATCTTTATGTTCGTCTAGTTTTCTTTTTGTAATAAAACCTAGTGCTGGGTGACCTTCTGGTAAATCTGTAAACTTAATTAAATCTTTTAACTTCTTATCATCAAACTTAACAGGTTTAAATTCAAAGTCAGGTTCTTTTACTGAAGCAGTATTACCTGATTTATATTTTTCAACAATGTATTGTTTGTAAGTAGTAGGGTCTAAGTATTCTAATAACTTAGCAATAGTTGTACCTTTGCCACAGTTATGACATTTATAGAACATATCATTTTTTACTCTATAAATGTATGCTCTTGCCTTTGTCTTGTGTTTCTGACTATCTCCACAATAGACACATCTAAAATTATATAAGTTTTGAGACTTCTTTTTAAACCTGTCTAGTTTGTGGGAGATTGTGTGTATATACTGAATATCTAATGCCGACATAATAATTATATATTATATCACAATACAGCGAAAAAGTCAAGCTTTAATCTTTACTTTTTTTGTTGATAAAGATAGTGTTCCAGTTCCTCTTGCCAGTGCTTTCCAAATTCTGTCCTAAAATAACGGACGATATTTGGATCCACATTATCGTAATAAGCGCTACTAGGGTTAGTGGTAAAAGTAAGTGAGTTAAAAAATTGTCGTATGAGTTGTACCATTTGTGTCCTTTCATAATACTATATAACATATTTTCATATGTTTTTCAAGCATAAAGGACCACTAATGGGTATGACTTTATTGCATGTTTAAAATAATGAAAATTCCATTTTCTGCATAAGAAATCCTACTAGTATGGCGCCGCCAATAATCAACCAACGCCATTTTTCTAGGACTCCTACTCGTTCATCAAGTCGTCTATCTAGTTTATCAAGTGCCTCTCGTAATTCTCTGGATTGTGTGGAAATCCTAGAGTGTAAATGTTCTAAATCTTCGTTCCATTCTCGTCTTCTTTGTTCCATTAAGGACATCAAATCCTCTTGGGACATATCAACACGTCTAATCTTTTCTTCTTGTACTGCTAACATACTTTTAAGACTAGAGGAAATATCTGTTAGTTTAGAAATCGCTTCATCAAGTCTCATATGTACTTGACTTGACGTTTCTTTATCTGCTTTAAGAGTTGCGATATCTTTTACTAACTCTTGTATCTGTTTACCGTTATTCTCCACCTTCGTAATACTCCTGATAAGATATGATTATTTGTCTTTGCATAGCAAGCGCTGTTCGTATGTCAGCAATATTCAAAGCAAGTTGTTCATAACCCTTGTCAGTCAAGGCGAATAAAGCATAGTCATTACCATCTGCTTTTAGTTGTTCAAAAACTTCTTCAGCATTGTCCTTAGTTATTATAACCCATTTTACATCCTGTAATTTTAAAGGGGACGGGACAGATAAAGACAATGGTTCCTTTTTTTTTTCTACCTTATAAGTAGATATCTCTTTTACTGCAGCTGCACAATTAGTCAGTAACAGTATCAGGCCAAAAAGAAGGACACTCTTTGTTAGGTTTACCATTTAATTCTTCCTCTGTTAAAGGTGACCCACTTGCAATCTCTATACATCTTAGAGCTTTCTTTGAAGCACCGTTTATTATTTTTTCAACTAACTTAGGTTTGTTTTCTGCTAAGTTACCAATGTCGTGTTTACCTAGTCTTTTAGATAAATCGTTTTTGTCTTTTTCTAATTTTTCTTTTTCTTTTTGTACTGTATCTAATGTACTTCGTATTTTTGCAAAGTCTTTGATTTGTTGGTCAATGACACCTTTTTGTTCTTCAACTGCCGTCTCTAACTTCGCTTGATTAAGTTTTAGTATATCATTGTCTTTTTGTAGTTTCTTTACATATAGAAAACCACCACCTGCACCTGCAAGCATTACTAAAATCAAACCTATTTTCAAACTACTAAACATTATTTTTTATTTACCTTACTAAATCTTAGCGTTGACTTTACGGTGTTTATTCCACGCCATAAAACCACCTAGTCTTAATGACCAGTATGCTAAGTAATTCATAAGAAAGAAACCATTAATCTCTATATTAATATCTCTAAAGATTTGGTCTGCTTTCTTTTGTGTAACAGGTACACCCTCATTTTTTAGATTTGGGTCCATGTAATTTTTGTTGTTTATTAATTGTGCTTCATACTTATACATATAATCGTGTACAAGTCCACCCATTAATAATACACCTACTGGTGACAAAAATGTATGTAAGAATTTTGGTATACTCGCACCATCAAATTTAAAACCTGCTGGTATAACATATTGTGATCCACCTACTGAGTAGTTAAAATCTTTTACAATTTCCCATTGTCTAGTACCTAATAACCACAGTAATATACCTTTCCAAAAACCTTTACCTTTTGTTTTAATTGGTATTGGTTTCATATGAGGAAATTCTGTATATTTAAAACCTATTCTATTAGTGTTATCTTTTTTATCTAATAGGTTAACAATAAAACCTATTATGATTAATATAATCAATATTGACCATTGCCAAAATTTCATTGCTAAAGCTATTAATAATTCCATGTTAGTCCCTTTTCTTTTTTGCTATTAAATTCATTTGTGGTTTGTATGTGTTCATACCAGGACCTACTGCCGTTTCTTTTTTCTTTTTCTTACTTGCATTTAAAGCATAAGCAGGTCTGCTTCGTGGTGATTTCATATTGCCTATATCAGCAATAGGTCTTGCCAGACCTTGTGGTTCACCATACGTAGCTATTTCATAACACATATTTTTTAAACTTTTAAGACCCATTTGATTAAAGTTTAACATCTTTGTAAACTTCTCTTTTAGGTCGTCTCTTAATTCATTATATACTTTAAGTAATATATTTGCTTCTTCTGGAAATACTCTCATACTTCCATACTTGTCAAAATTAATCTTTTGTCTTTCATTCTTTAAAACTATATCTTTTAAAATATTGATATTGTTTTCGTTAGCAATTGCTGGTGTTTCATACAATTGATTTTCTATCTTTGAATTAAAGTCTTCGTTTTGTAGACCTAAGTTTTCAATACTAGATTTAATCTGTTGTATCATTTTACCATATTGTTTACTTTCAATACCATTTTTTGCTTTTGCCATTTTCATAGCAGTTGCATACATAACTTTTTTAGCGTCTTTACCATATCTCTTAGCAAAGTCTGCTTTTTTCTTTTTTAAATCTTTTACTATTTCTTCAGCGTCATCTAATACTGCTTTAGGCATGTCTTTATCTTCACCTACAATACCACGACTTAGTTTGTGCCATTGTCCACCACCCATTCTATTATGTCTGATTGCTCTTACTTCACCTGTTACAGCATTTTGTAAGATAATAACACCGTGATGATTTTTGATTGCCCAACTGTATAATGCTCTTTGACTTTCATCTTCTAAGTTTAGATACTTAGACCATTTTTCAAACTTCTTCTTACCTCGTCTGAACATATCAAAGACTTGTGGAGATACACTAAATGTTTTTTTCTTTTTAACAACTTTTCTAGCAGTAGGTGGCATAGAAACTGCACCGTCACCTGCAACATTAGCAATCTCGTTTTGTTTGCCTTCTAATTTTATTTTTAACGCCGTTAATTGAGCATTAAAATCTGAAAAATTTTTCATTAGCTTCCACCCATTTGTTTACGTCTTGCTTGTTCTTTTTGTCGTATCTTAGGGATTAGTTTTAGTGTGATAGTTTTAATTCTACCTGCCATCTTCTTTAATCTTTTTTCAATCTCTGCTCTTTTTGTAATTGTCATATCACTTTTATCCATACCTTTAGTAAATTTTTTAATCAACATATTCTTTGCCTGTTTAGTGGCACGTTTCTTTAAAATATCTGGAGTTGCCATTCTTTTCATGGCACGTTTTCTTGCGATAACCATACGTTTCGCCATACGTCTCATTCTAATAGACTTCTTTCTTCTAGCAGCCATGTCCATTGCTTCTACAACTTCTGGACCTTTTTTAAAATTTGCGTATGTTTTCATGCTTCTTCTATATCTTCTATGGTTACTAATAATACTTGTTTACTTTCATCATGTATCACTTCAAAGACATCTTGTCCCATAACGTTATCTTTGGCAACTTGGTCTGCATAAACAGAAACTTTATCACCTTTTCTACCTATAATCTTGTCGTCTTCATCTGTACCTACACTTTGTATTAACTTGTAAGTACCTTTCAAAAGTTTATCACCAAAAGCAATTTCTTCCTTAATCTCGTTATCTTCTTCTTCAAGTAAGTCATTGTCTTTTAAGTATTTATAAAATTCTTTTTCCAGCAATTCTCCGTTACTATCTTTCATTTCAGCGACATGTTCTTTAATAAGAAATAGAGCGGCAGCATAACTCGCCAATCTGGACTTACCACCAGGAACTTTTTCAATCAATTTCTTTACATTGAAAACCAACCTGTGTAAAATAGTATATGCTTGCCTTTCTTCTATTCGCTCAAGTGTCTTGTACTTCTTTAAAACTTTACCTCTATCGTTAATAATACCAAGTTTAAATGCCTCAGTTTTATTAAACGGAGTAACTAATAGTTTCAAAAAACGAAACGTAATAAAAGCGTCAATTGCTGTGCTTGCCATTTATATCTTCCTTAATGCCTCTAATAAACTACCATCTAGTGAGATTTGTTTCAATTCATCTGTGGTCATATAATTTAGAAATATTAAAAATGTTTTCAACTGTGTCCAATAAATCTGGTCAATCTTAAAAAATAATAATACTTTAACTGCGTCTGGACCAAACACGTTTGCCAATACAATAATATGGTTCATAATCAATCGCTCTTTAATAACACCTGATTTACTGTATTTCTTAAACAGTCTTTTCAGATACTTAAATCGCTTCATATCATCATAAAATTCCTTCTCGCTTGTCGCTTGATGGTTTTCATAGTGTTTCAAAGCAAACAGTAGGACATTGTCCTTTGTTAAATTATCAAACCTCATTATCTACGCTTATACTAATTCAGCGTAAACCTTTGTAGCTCCGTTTTCTAATGTCTCGTATTTGATTTTTAAATTTCTTTCAATACCGTCATCATTTTTAACTTCACTAGCAGGTTCTTCACCTGTTTTACCATATACACCACCAAACTTAGATAGTGGAATACTTACTGTACCATTCTTCTCAACAAACTCTGGTAACTCACCAACCATTTCTACACCTAAACCGTGTAGTTTACTTCTTAAATGATTTACTGCTGCCATTGGATTAATATGTTCCATGCTTGCAATTGAACCTACAAAGTTATTAATTCTAGCAACAATTTCGTCACTAGTAATATCATTAAGGTGCATATCACTTTCTGAAGGTGCGTTAACAGGAGTAGTTTTTTCGTTTACGTTTTGAAAATCTTTAAATGATTTCATCTAACATCTCCTTGTTTTCTACCAGGTCATCTCCCATGATTTCCTGAATTACTTTTTTAGTTTTCTTTTTCTTTTTGGAAGTTCTTTCTTCCTTATTAGCGATAGATTGTTGATAAGAGGTTTCTAATTCTTTTTTCTCAGTCTCAATTGCGTCTGCCTTCTCATAGTAAGGAACGCCACCAGCGCCATATCTAATCTTTTGTTCCGTCATTCTTATCTCCTTTTTCTTCCTCTAATAATTGTTGACAAACTTGTATCGCACCTTGAATTGCGTTTAAGTCTGCCTTTGCTTTCGTTAACAATTGTTCACCATTTTGTATCTGTTCAGATACTTTTAAACGATTGTCTTCTAAAACTTTTAATTTCGCCTCAATATTTTCTTTCATATTATCCTCATGTTAAGAAAGGGCGCCGTAGCGCCCTCACTAATTAATTATTACGCTATTGTACAACCAAAGTGTGAAATTAGTTGCCAGTTACCGTTAGTGAATAGTAAGAATGCTGTATCACCTACGTCATTGAAAGCGATTGTTGAACCACTTGCAAAGTTAGTTGGAGTTACAGTACCTACACCACCGTCAGTTTTCATAACTAGGAACTTAATTTGTCCCTCAACACCGTCAGCAAATGTTAATGCGTTAGTACCTGTAGTTACGATTTCTGTAATAGCAGATACAACATCAATAGCACCTGCACCTGAAAGTGCTTGTGTTAATCCAAAAACTGGAGTTGCGTTAATTTGTACGTTGTCAGCAGAAGCGTCAACAAGTAAAGCAGTAGAGTAAGAGTTTGTCTCTGCTCTTAAATCTGTTTGACCTGAAGCTTCGTTAATTACAACTTCTCTATTAGCACCATCAACTCTAAATGCTTCTTCGTCATCATTTGAAACGATAAAGTCACTATCAGTTGCGTTAGCGTTAACTGTTACGTTAGCACTTGCACCTGGATTGATTGCTACAGCAGTTGGAACGTTTGCGAATAAACTCGCTACTGAGATTTTTTTGTTAATTGGTGTTCCTGATGGATCATCAATTACATGAAGTAAGTCAGCACTTGCTATGTTACCTGAACCCAGGTCTGTAAGTGCTGTTATTTTTTTGTCAGCCATTTTTTTTTCTCCTTATATAAACCCGTTATGTATTTCGGGAATGCTACTAGCAGTACGCATATGCTTAACTGCTATCATTATGAGGGTACTAAATGTACCCTCGTAATAATCTTATTTATTAACCTAAAACAACACCAGTTAATACAAGTGAAGATGATCCACTTGATGAACCAGCAACTGTTCTTAGTGTGTTATCTGTTGAACCAGTACGAGTAATCGCTGTTCCCCAGATTGAACTTGCACCATCAGCACCTGCTGCCGCTGAACCACCTGCGTGGTCGGCGTCTGCTGAAGGTACGGTTGTTCCGTTACCATCAACCATTGCTGAAGATCCATTTGTGTTCATAGCCGCTGTTGCGTCTGCAATAGCAATATAACCACCTGCTACACCGTCAGCAGATATTCTGCCTCTGAATGTAATTTTGTTAGTTCCACTACCTGAGTGATATTGCATTTTCATATCAGCGTCTTTTGCCATATCAGTTGGACCTAATATGTGCATTGATGTATTTACTTTATTTGATACTGTATTGTTTGCTGTTGCTGCCGCTGATGTTACTGTGACTGCTTCATCATATGTAAATACGATATCAAAGTCAGTTGCACCTGCGTGTGCGTAAGTTCCGTCAGTCCAATCAACAGACATCAAGTTAGCTGCTCCAAGAGTAGCTGACAATCCGCCTATTGCGACTAAAACTTCACTATCAGCACTAGCGTTGTCGTTTCCGCTTGCCGCTGTTCCTGCTTTTAGTTCCCAGCCTCTTGTTGTTGCTAGAGCGTCTTCTTGTTTGCCCCCTGCACCTTCAGCGCCGTCACCTTTCAGAAACTTTGGTCTACTATCTGCGGAAGTAGATTTTCCCCATAGTCCCATATTAATTCTCCTTAATTAAGTTTTGTTTAGTTATAACTTGTTACTATTTATACATATCCTAGTTTTCTCAACTGAGAAATCGTTTCAGCAGTTGATTTATGCTTAACTGGGATACCTTTGTTTGATTTCCATTCTTTCACATTTCTACCATAATCATCAATTAGTACATTACCATTAGCGTAAAGTTTCTTTTCTTTACGTCTGACCAAGTGTATTCTACTTTGGTCAGTAAGTCTTAAATTCCTTTGTATCCACAGTCTTTTACCTTTAATACTATTCTTATCATGTGGTGTATATGCTGATAAAATATGTGGTTTAAACTTGCTTATGTATGACCATAACTTTACACCGTCTTTCATCCACGGTAGTGTCGGCCAAAACATAGGGTAGTTTGTAATAGGTTGCCATTTAGCATTACTCATTGGCGCCGTTAACCAATCGTCTGTATCTGAATAACCATTGGTTTGCATAGGTCCAGGCATAGATGGATCTTTAGACTTAAGCGTAAACATCTTATCAATGCCTGACCTGAAGTCACATAGTACACCGTCCATGTCACAGTAGATAGTTGGGAGACCGTCCTGTTCCTGAACTAGGTGTAGGTTTAAAGTCTCCGCCTTAAATGCGGAGTATTTCATATTATTTACTTACTGCTTTAGATATTGCTTTTCTTCTTTTGTGAAGAAATTTATCTGAACTATCAACATCGCCATCGTTATCAATGTCTTTGTCTTTTCTGTCGTCAAATTTTTTCTTTACAGCAGTTTGATTTACTTTATCTAATTCTGCTTCTACATTAAATTTTTTACCAGATACTACAAATTCAGTCTCGCCTTTTTCTTTAGCAGCTTGTAGTGCCTTACCAAATGCGTTACCTTCTTCATTAGTTTTGTACATATCAATAATAGTATCTACTAGTGATTTTACTTTACCTTGTTTAGCAGCTTCAATCTCAGCATTAACATCTTCGTTTTTTTCACCATGTACTTTGATAGGACCTTTGTCTTTAGACTTAGGTTCTTTCTGTGCCATATCTTCATCTTCTTTTTTCTCTTTGTCGCCTTCTTTTTCTTTTTTGGCGTCAATTGCTTTTTGAAGAGCAGGTGGTAATTTACCCTCTTGTGCTAATTCTTCTTTTGCTTTTGCAGCTTGTACTGCTTGACTGTCTGCGACTTCTGGTTTACCACCAACTAAGTCGTTTTGTTTATTTGTTATATCTGCGATTGTATGTGCTAATGACCCTGGTTTTGCTTCACCAAAGTAACTAGAGTTCCAACCCACAGTTCCGTTTTTATCTTTTGACATTTTAGTCTCCCTTTAAAATTTAATTTTGCCTCTTGGTTGTGTTATTTTTAGTTTGTACCTAATCATATCAACAACTTCAGGTGGCATTAAGTAATTTAATAAATTAGCAATAGAGTTCTTTTCGTCTCTACTACCTCTCATCATTTTTTCAACTCTATCAATTACTTTTGGTTCTACACTTTTAAAATTAGATTTAGCTTCATCTAATTGTTCAAAGTCAATATACGCTACCAGTTCTTCTGGTAATTGTGACCACTTCATTCCATGATGAACAACTAATCTTGCTTTCGCAGCTGATGTAATTATAGGCAAATCTGCCTTAACTAATTTCAACAACATATCTTTAGTCATTCTACTCATCATAACACGAAGTTTTTTAAACTTCTCTGGATTCATTCCAGTTTCTTTACCTCGTAGTGGTTCGTATTCTTTTTTCAGTCTCTTTATTTGAGCATCTGTAAATTCTAGTATCATGTTTTCCATTAACTTGTCATGGTTTTTAATTGCATATTCTTCAGCGTCTTTTTTATCTTTGAATAATTTAACTTCATTACCATCTTTATCAAATACACAATACATATCTGGATTCTTTTTACTCTTAGCAACATGTTGTTTAGGATCCATTTTCTTACTTGCGTTCATAGCTTTGTTTGCTATCGCCATGCCGGCACCTGTTGCTGCCGCTCTAGCAAGACCTGCTATTGCCGGTGCGATTTCGTTAACTTCTTCATTCTTCTCACCTGTTTTATATGAGTATGCCGTTTTAAGATAATCAGTTGCCTTAGTAATTTTACTTTGTACCCATTCTTCTACATCACCATCTTTAGCAATCATACTTTCAATGCCGTCTAAGAAGTGTCGCATTTGATTTACTTGGTTCTTTATCATATCTACTTCAGCAGCACCACCAGTATCATCACTATCAACTGCTTCTGATTGAGAAGTATCTGATTTTTGTTGTGCTTTAATATCGTCTATTTGTTTTTTTAAAGCCGCAATTTTCTTTGTTGCGTCTAGTTTATCCTGTGCTTTTGCAACTGGATCCTCAGTAACTTCTTTGTAGGCTTCCGCCATTGTTTTTGTGTATCTTGTCATAACTTTACTATTTATACTAATTATTAACCTTAGCGCCTGCACGCCATTGATAACATGACCAGTAACCTGCCGTTGTCTTATCTTTCTTCTGGTCACAGTTATGTCTTGCTCTAAAAGATTTACGCCTTGCCGGGTCGTCACGTTTAATACTTAAACCTGTCGTATCACCAAAAGAAACTTTTTTTACTTTGTCACCGTCTTTAACATATACATAAAATTTCTTTGAACCACCACGAATTGGGTCGTTAAGTGTAACTTTCTTACCTTGATATTCTGCTTCTTCTAAAGGTAAATCTTGGTATTGTTGCTCACAGATAGCGTCAATCTCCTCTACTTCTTTAAATGATTTTACCATTGTTTCTTCCTTTACTTTCTTATATTTACTAGGGTGTTTAAATACAAATGTCATTAACTTCCTCTAACTTGTTTCGCCAAGTCAGCGTCTGCTTTACCCCATGTGCCACTTGATTTAGTAACAAATGAATTAACTCTTGCAAGACCCCATTGTTGTGGTGTAGTTCCTGGTCTATGTCCTGTTCTCCAGGCAGCAACTCCACGATTATATACTTTTCTTAATACACCTGCCGGCATACCAGATTTTTCTGCTTTCTTCTTAATCGCTGCTGTAGCAGTTTCATCTATCTCAATATCTTTCATCATTTCAGCAATTGTATTGTCTAGTTCAATTTTCCAATCTGTTTGATATTTGTCTTTGAACATATCAATAGTTTCTGGTAATAATGCCCAATCTCTAATATCATTAGCAGATAATACTTCTTCATCAACTTCGCCAAACATCTTTTTAAATTTTTGTGTATGTTTACTAGGTTTAGTTTTACCTTTACTATCACCAGGTGCCGGTTTATATGCCGCTGGATTATCGTCATCCATTTTTGCACCTTTTTTAAAGTGTGCGTCTCTAGCAGATTTAGTTGATTTCTTTAAACCAGAATAGTATTTCTTAGGTTGTGTACCATCTTTCTTTTTGATATCTGGATCCTGTGCAACTCTATCAACACCTTCAAACTTAGTGAACATTCTTTTTGCCACTAACTTCTCATAGTCTCTATCTTGTCCTGGTGTTACTTGACTAAACTTTCTAGTATTACTTTTCTGTTCATCTGAAATATGACTATCAGTATAACTATCAAATGTATCTGGTTGTCCAGGTGTTTTTACTTTATTCTTTTGTTTATCTTTCTTCTCATTATCTTCTTTTGCTTTATCTTCGTCATCAACATTTACGTCTTGTTGATTAGAAGCTGCGTTGATTTCTTCATCAAAACTTTTAAATGAAACTAGTTTATCACTATTCTTTTGTAATACTAATTTCTTTTGGTCAATATTTTCATTAACCAATTCTTCATTTACCGTATCCTCAGTTGGAACAATATCATCTAACCATGCACGTTTAACACCACCGTCTTCCATTTCGTATTGAACGTAATTAGGTCCTCTTTTAATAATCTTACCTATACTACCATCTTTTAAATTTTCAACTGTTTCATTAATATTGAATATGTCACCTGCATGATAATTTTCTCTAATAATATTTAACTCGTCACTCTCACTACTTGTACTAGGTGGTAACATATCTTCTCTTACACCCATTTGATTTTTCAAATCTTTAAATAGTTTCATTGCGTCTTTCTCCTTTGTGTTCTTCATAAGACCACTCCTAAAATCTTTATAATTGTTTACTTTTGCGAGCGCTCTCATTTTACTAGCAGACATACCAGTTACACCTTCAGCGTCTGGATCTCTTTCACCTGCACTCACTACATTAACGGTATCAAAATTGTAATCTTTACCGTTGTATTTTTTAATTAGTTTTTTAAACTCTAATACTCTATCACTACCTGCAACCATATAAACATCTGTATATCTTTTATCAAATCTATTCTTTAATATTTCCATAAATGTTCTTTCGTTGCCTGTAGCAGGCATTAATTGTATACCACGAGGGTATACTTTCTTCAAATAATCTAGTTTTTGTTTTGCTGTTAAAGGATTTTTATTTTTATCCTGTGAAGCACTAACATACAAAACAGGCAAACCTTTCACTCGTTTTGCCATAGTAATTACTTTGTCAATCAGTTTTTGATGACCTACAGTAGGTGGATTTAAACGACCAAATGCAAATACAACTGGTTGTTTTCTTCCAACTTCCTTTCTTAGTAATTCTTTTAATGTCTTCATCTTTTTCTCTTATCTGTTTCTTTTCTAATCCATTGTTTTGCAATGTGATTATCTACAGGTTTTTTCACAAACTTGGCAACTTGTTTATATACATTGGTAATAATTTTTTCGTCTGCCTTATTATTATCAATGATAATCATTTTCTGTTGACCAAATAGTCTTTGAAACTTACCTATATTTTGTTGTACAGTATTCCAGTTATTCTTTACAATTTCAGGTGGTACAGTTCTTTCTCTTTCTGTATTTCTTACCATTGCAACTTCTAAACTTGTATTCACAAATACCATATAGCAATCATATCCCATTTGTTTTAATAATGAAACTGGTCTTGCTATACTCTCATAATCTCTACCTGTACTATCTACAACAAGACCTAAACGACCTTGTATGTAATTCTCTAATGCTTTGCCTGTCAATTCTTTGGCACGCAATCTAATTGGGTCTCTTTTCTTTGCCTCATCTTCAGGCATTTTTAAAGATAGACCTGCCTTTTTTAAACCTATTTCAAATGCTCTATCACTATTAACATTCTTTAGTCCCATACCACCCATTACTTTATTTGTAACATATGTTTTACCTGAACCAGGACCACCTGCAAGGAAAAATGCTTTGAATATACCTGGGTCATATAAACCTTCTTTTAAAATAAATGGTATCATTCTTTTGTCTTCTTCTTCATTGCATTAATAAAACTTCTATATACTGCCGCTTCAGCAGTCTTACCCATAACTCTTGCTCTTTGTTCCATGGCAATCGCTGCCTGAATTTTATGAGCATGAGATTTACCAGACGATTTAATTTTAGCAACACTCTTTTTTGCCGTTGCAACATCTTTAAATCCTAAACCGTGTATTGTACCTTTAGGATTTTCGTCTGTATATAAGTCACTATGTTTTTTAGAATTAGCAGGTTGACCTTTCTTTCTAGGTACCCTTTTATTTAATTCTTTAAACGTAATCATTATTTGTACTTATCACTCTTTCTTTTTTCTCCATCTGAACGAGGTATTAAACCTTTTGCTTTCAAATGTGCTTTATCTGTAAAACCTGCCTTACCTGCTTTGTGTCTTTTCATTGCGTCAGCAGTATTAGGTGCCTGTTCTAAGTATTTCATTATAAATTCTTTGAAACCTTCTACTTGTGGTCTTACTCTTAATAACGGTTTGTCATTAATTGTTATATCGTTTTTATCATTCTTACCTATCTTTTTAACTTTGATAGATTTGTTTTTAAACTTACCACCTTTAACAGTATCACCTACTTTAATAGGCACATTTATATTTTCTTGTCCTGGTGTATCTTTTTTATATTTGTTTGTTAACTCAGGTGTGCCTAATAGATTGTCTTTAGCGTCTTCACTTTTTGCTCTATCAAATGCACCTGGTCCTGGATATCCTTTTTCGCCTGGTTTACGTTTAGGTTTACCCTCTTTTCGTCTCTTGTTCATATAATACCAGAGTCCTTTTTTAGCCATTATTTTTTATCCCAATTTTTAGCAGCAGTAAAGTTTTGTACACTAAACTCTAATCTATCAACTAACTTAACTGCTTTGCCTGATTTGTCAACAGCAACATAACCTTCTGGATTAGTTACTTGTAATCCTTTTGGTGTTGTCTTATATGTTCCTATTGATTTTGCTTTGTTTAACTTATCTATTAAAACTTGTTTTGCTTTCTGTAAAGTCTTATATGTAGCACATGCAAAATATATCTTTTCGTTTTGACTATCAATAAATTTAAGTCCTTCTTTTTGCACTATAATATATTTCTCTTTACCTTTATCAGTTTTCTTACTATCAATTTCTTTTTGTGTTCTATCTAAAAAAAACTTTCTAAACTTACTTGCTGTTTCTTTTGTACTTGGTAAATCTGTGGCAGCACGAATGAAACTGTTTAGATATGTTTTTAATTGCACACCTACTGATAGTGTATTTGTTTCCGTTTTAATTTTGTTTAATAATTCTTTTGATTTTTTTAATGACCCACCTGCCATGTTTAATATCTTTTGAAAAGATTGCATTTCGCCAATCGTCATTGTGGCAACACCAGATACATCTTTATAACTTGCGTCATCAAAGAAGACACTTGGACTTCTTCTTAGTTTTGATACATTAGCACCAAACTTGGCACTTAACTTATCAAAACTAGACCCTTTATAAGTTGTATGAAATATAATACCTAATTTACTTGAATTAATTTTACGACCTAAACCAGACGCTTCTGGTACCATATAAACAATAGTATTAGGTTGAAAAGATAACATCTGTTCAGATTTACCACTTGCTGATTTGTAAGTTGTTTTCTTTACTGTACCTTGTCTATACAATAAGTCACCTTGTAATATCTCTTTAAGACCTAGTGTAGAAAGGTATCTTAAACAATCTTGTAAAATATTTGCAACTTCACCTGTGTGATTGTTTTTAATATCTTGTACTGTATAATTTATTTTAGGTGTTTTGTTGAATACTGATTTTGTACCTACAAAGAATTTGCCATTTTCAGGACTAGGTCCACAAACTATTGCTGGCGCACCGTCCCATTTAACAGTTACGTTTACACTTTTAGTTGAATTGCCTGATAATAAGTCTGCTGTTGCTTTAAGAAAGTTTACTGCATTTTCTCCACCTGCATAACCATTATTGATGATATCATCTTCTAAATGTTCTAGGTGTGTGTTTTTATCTTCTACTAATAAATCGTTATACATCTGTTCTTACCGTTGGGTCAACATCTACTTGTGGTTCTAAATCTAAAAAATCAATTAGATTACTAAAACCTTTTGAAATATATTCCATTATCTTTTTGAATAAGTTAACTATAAAGTCTTTTACTTTTCCATAGATATCTTTGAGTTTATCTAATACACCTTCGTGTAATAATTGTCCCTCAATAGGTCTCATTTCTTCTTCCAGTTTGTCAACTATTAACCCTACGGCAGACCAATACTTGTATTTGCCTGTCTTTTTACCACCAACTTTTTGTGATGATGATTTAAAACGTACTGACACTTTCATTTGGTCAGCAATTTTCTGTACATATGCTTTATCACTTACTTTTTTTAAATGTGCTTTCTTACCATCAAATGATACTGTAAGAAAATGAGTACAACTACCTGGAGATTTTTTACCAAACTTGGTATCACCAGACATTGCTTCATAAGCAAAAGCATTTGAAAAGACTTTGTTCTTTGCAAAGATAGTTCTTAGTTCGCCCATTAATTCTTTATGAGCAGCGTTTGCTTTCATAACTGCCTTATCTTTACCTTTTTTAATTTCTTTTCCCAATTCACTACCTGCAACTGAAGCAGGTGCCAATCCTTCAAACATATCTGTTAATTTGTTAACAACTTTTTTCTGCATACCTTCTACACTCTTTAATGCTGTATAGAAAGTTGCAATACTCTCATTACGACCACCACTCATTAACTGAGCAGCACTACCTGATTTAAGGGAGATTTTATTATTTCCTATTGTGAAGTCTGTTTTAGGTGTTTTAGTAGAACCTGGTACTGACCCACCCGGCCAATAACTAGTCCACTCTGGTGTTACATTAATAGTATCTGCACCAAGGACTTGTCCTTTACCTCTAATACCTTTTGCTTTGAGAAATTTGGCAACATTTTTACCTGCGCCTGAGGTTATACCAAACTTAGATTTAGGTTCTTTCTGACCGTTGACAGCTGCAATAATCAGTTCTTCCATTTCTTCACCACGACTTCGTGCTTCAGATAAGTTTGAATATCCAGTAAAACTTAACATTTTATCAATGCCTCCATAATAGTTATGTTACTATTTAGTCGTAGAAAAACTTAGGAAGACCACCATTTACTTTCCATGGTTGATTTTCATTGTGAAAGTCTGCTAGATGTTTTGCGTCTTTACGAAAGTCAAAAGTCTGTATTCTGCCTGTTTGACCGTATCTATCAGTTTGCCATACTTCAAATACTATCTTGTTACCTTTCTTCTTAGATTTAACTTCTAAGTGATAACTAGTATTGGAAGTCTTGGAACTTTTTATATTTTTGTTCCGGCGTTTCTTCCTTCGTAGGGTTGTGTTGGACATATTTCTCCTGTTGCTCTGGTTGTATTAGATTTTGTGCTGACTGTTCTATATCAAACAATTTCATTCTACTTCTATCAACACCTATAATAAACTTTCTGTTCATTGTTGGGTCATTGTATCTGTTTTTTAATTGTTTGACAAGCATTTGTCCTGCCTTTTCTAATTCTTCACTACTAATTAAAGCAAACATAAAGTCTGCTGTTGCTGGTAAACCAAAACTTTCAGACGTGTCTTCTAAACCTATGTCTGTGGAAACAAAACCTGTTCTTGTGGTTTGTGTTGCCGTTACAATTGGCACATTTAATTCTACTGCCAATCCTCTTAATTCTTCGGCGATTGCTTTAATGTAAGTATAACTGTTTACATTACTGCCTGCTTTAAATCTACTTGAAGCACAAATATTAATATAGTCTATGAATATAATATCTGGTTTAAAACTTTTCTTTAATGCTAATTCATTTACTAATGCACGATAATGATTAGCACCTGCACTAGCAGTTGGATATTCTTTGATGATAACTGTACCTGTTGTTTTGCCTTGTAATTGTACAATCTTGTCGTTAAACATTTTTTTGTTTAACATATGTAAATCTTCCATAGACACATTTAATAAGTTGGCGTCTATTCTTTCTGCAATTCTTTCCTCTGCCATTTCCATTGTGATATACAATACATTCTTATTATCAGATAAGGCAGCGGCAGCTTGATGACACATGAATAAAGTTTTACCAACACCCGTACCTGCAAGAGCAACGTTAAGTGTTTTATTTGGCAAACCACCTTTTGTAACTTTGTTAAAGAAATCTAAATCAAAAGGTATTCTGTTTTCTTTCTTATGGTAATAATCAAATCTTTTTTCTATATCAGACAAATAATCATGCCCAACATTCTTATCAAAAGACACAGC